GAGGGTTCGACCTTCAATTTCTGGACAGGTTCGTACCCTTGACCTTGCGCAAGGACCGCATATTGCGATGCCTTGTTATCTTCGTTACGGCCAAAGGAAACTGTAACCTCATTTTTAATAAGATCACCCAGGCCGTTATCTCGAAGCCATTTAAATGCTGCTTCTTTATTTGCTGCTGTAATCGAAGCACCATAAACTGGTTTAACTTCAACTGAAGAACCGTCTGATAATTTTAATGTAGAGATATTCATCTCCTGCATCATGGTTGGTATTACCTCACCTGATACTAAATCAACATGACGTTTCAGTTCTTTTAATTCTTTTTCTTTTTCTTCAAGTTCATCCTCTAATTTTTTTAGTTTGATGACTTGATCCGATAATGATTTGGCATCGTTAACTGAATTCAAATCTTCTCGTTGGTCTTGTTCAAAGTTTATATTACTCATCTATTTCTCCTTTCTCATATAAATTAATTTTAATAGGATAGTATTGTCTTTCTTGTTTATCCCATTTCAATAGATTGTATTTACCGTTTGTAATATCAGATACAATAGAACATGCAACACCTATCAAAGCTGGATCACCAGTTAATAATAAATGATCTTCAGGTTTAAAATTTTTTAAAAGTTTTCTTAATTTAAAAATTAATGGACCTGGAGAAAAAATCATTTGTGAAAGTTCAGGTAATAAAAATTTTAAGTCGCCGTATTTTTGTGCGCCAACAATATTTATTTTAGGATTACCTGCTCTTGTTCCTGGAACTTCCTGTATAACGTAAACTATTCTTTCTGACATTGACAAACAATATAAATATGTTTATATAGATGTCAACTAGAAAGCAGAAAAAATATTATGAATTATAAGTTTAAGACCAAGCCATACGAGCATCAGCTTAAGGCATTGGAAATGTCGTGGGATAAACCCTACTTTGCATATTTTATGGAGATGGGTACCGGTAAATCAAAAGTATTAATAGATAATATATCTATGCTTTATGATAACGGCAAGATCAATGGTGTTCTAATTGTGGCACCAAAAGGTGTAGTAAAAAATTGGTACGAATCAGAGATACCAACACACTTAGTAGACCATATACAAAATAAAACAGTGTTGTGGCAGTCTGCAATTAATCAAAAACAAAAAAAGAAATTAGATACTTTGTTTGAAACAGGAGAAGACTTACATATTTTAATTATGAATGTAGAAGCTTTGTCTACTAAAAAGGGTGTAGACTTTGCAACTAAATTTTTATTTTCTCACAGAGCTTTAATGGCCATAGATGAATCTACAACTATAAAAAACCCTGAAGCAAAACGTACTAAAAACATATGTCAACTCGGGTTAGCTACTAAATACAACAGAATTCTTACAGGATCACCGGTAACTAAATCACCACTAGATCTGTATAAACAGTGTGATTTTTTAATGCCTGAATTGTTGGGTCACTCCTCTTATTATTCTTTTAGGACCAGGTACGCTGTTATGAGAACGGCTAACTTTGGTGGTAGATCTGTGCAGATTGTGGTGGGCTATAGAAATTTAGATGAGTTGTCAGAAAAATTAAAAGAATTTTCATACAGAGTTTTAAAAGATGATTGCCTAGATCTACCTAAAAAAACATTTATGAAACGAACCATATCATTAACACCAGATCAATTAAAAGCTTACAGTCAGATGAAAGAGCTAGCTTTAGCCAATGTAAAAGGCAAGATGTCTACAACTGCAACAGTTCTAACTCAACTTATGAGATTGCAGCAGATAACTTGTGGTAATTTTGTGGCTGATGATGGCACTATGGTTGACCTGGACACTAATAGGCTACCAGAACTTATGGATGTATTAGATGAAGTTGAAGGTAAGGTTGTTATATGGGCTCATTTTCAAAGAGACGTGCATAGAATTATAGAAGCCATACATAAAAAATTTGGTGAGAATACTTTTGTTGATTATTATGGGCTTACACCTCAAGAAGATAGACAAAAAAACATTAAGAAGTTCCAAGATCCCCGGTCCCCGGTTAGATTTTTTGTAGGCACGACTCAAACAGGTGGTTATGGTATCACGTTAACCGCTGCATCAACCATGATATATTATTCAAATGGTTATGACCTAGAAAAACGACAACAATCAGAAGCTAGAATAGATCGTATCGGACAAGAAAAACCCATGACTTATGTAGACATTATCTGTGAAGATACGGTAGATGACAGGATTGTAAAAGCTTTACGTAAAAAAGTAGATATTGCAACTCAAATTATGGGTGAAGAATTAAAAGACTGGATCTAGACTATGTCTTTTGCTTTACCAAGTATCGGTTTGTATTTGGTTTTACCCTCAGACTTATAAGCCCACAAATATGAAGCTCTAGGTTGGTTTGATATCCAGCTACAATGTATCCACCCGCTATTAGGTTCACCCGGAGTATAGAACTCGAGAATGAGCTGATCTGGCTGGAGGTTGGATTTAATCCAATCAAAAAGTTCAGCGTTGTCAACTCCAACACATTCGAAGTCTGCGGCCTCAGCTTTAGCATGCTGTGAATTTACAGAGCTACCTATCGCTGCACATAATTCTGGGCTACGGTATCCGCTGGTCACCTTTACCCTGCCAAAATGATCTCGTACTGGTTGTAAAATATTTTCACATAATGCTTTTAATTTATCTATTTGATCTGCATTAGGTTCATTGTCAATGCCCTTACGTATTGCTGTGTCTGATTTGGTTAATTCCTGAAGGGAGAAATTCCGTGAAAGCTGCATAATTTTATTTCATTACTAAAGCAAATATAACGTACGCCATGCCTGAGATTAATGCTCCGGTAGATACTAATAAAATACTTTCTACTCGATTGATTTGATGTTCGAGTTTATGTATTTTGTCATGTGTTTGCTTTTGCATTATTCTGCAAAGCTTCTCATGATCCTCTATTTTTTGTAATGCGTTTTTAGCCATTTGGAAATAGTGTAGCAAATCGTTGTGCGTTTGTCGAGTTAGTTTGTTGTACTTGTGAAGATAAAAGATTACCATCAATTGGTGCTGTAATAACGTTTCCTTGCATGTTTGCAGCGTCAGCTCCACCTGGTTTTGGTAGTAGTGGGTTTTCAAAAAATGGAAAATTACCTTCAGTTAATTTAATTCTAAACATTTGGTTTCTTATGTTAAACAAAACATTAGCTGCAGCTCTAAATGGATTTTCATAAGAAGGGTCTTTTATTCGTATTTTTCTAGTGTCGTCATCAAATTTTTTTATAACACCATCTGATACACCAAACGGAACAAATCTTTCACCCTCCAAATTAGCTAGATCACTTTTTGTTAAACGTGTTGTGCTATCATAAAATTCTCTTCCTTCTAACCCTAATAGTTTTGCTGCATCGATGTCAGCTTTCATTTCTTTTCTAACACCAAACAAAGCTCTGTTTGCATTTAAGTATGCATCGATAACTTCGTATGGCTTTATTCGACCGCCTTTCAATGTTACACTTGTAAATAATTTTCTAGAGTCACTAACACCATTATTGTAATCAAAAATTTTATATTGAATACTTTTAGCGGGATCTAACTCTACTGCTCTGAATCCAAATAATCCTGCAAACTCTGGACCAAATTCATAAGTTTGACCATATTCATCGAACCTGTCGTCCCCTCCAATAAGTTTTTTAACTCCAGGAAATTTAGTAACCACATCAACTTCTTTTATGGACCTATCTATTCTTGCTAATTGATTTAATGAAAATGGCATTTGTGCCTCTACTAAATGAGCCATAATTTTTGAAGCTTTAGTTCCAGGTAAATCTTCAGGGTTAAATACTTCAGATCCTGATCTTGTTCTACCACCTCTTGCAATAAGATCTAATACTGCTTCTGTCCAAATAGATTCACTAATAAATGGTTCACCTATTTCTCTCATACCAATAAATGAGCCTAATATAAAATCATCTATCATGCCGTTATTATCTTTTTCTCCAGCAGCTACTTGGTTAATTACAGATTGTATGGGTCTAATTAAGGTATCGTATGCATTGGCATGACTAAAATCTACGTATTTAAACTTACCAGTTTCCTTATCTTTTATAGGTATAATAGTAGAGTTTTTAGACCAATCAGCTACATATCTTCTAATAGCTTGTACTTCATCATCGGTTACGTCGTATAACGTTTTACCTAGTTCTACAGCACCTGCAGGAACAGCTGCAACAGTTGCACCAAAACCAAACAATCTTTGATACCCTATTCTTTGAAAAGGTTTAATGACTGTACCATCTGCTTTTGTAACTGTGCCGTTGATTTCACTCAAAGCTCTTCGAACAATATTTGTGCCAGTTCTTAATATCTCTGCAGGAAAAGATACAAAGTTTCCAATCGGTGCCTTTCTTAAACCTTGTATAAACTCTGATACATAATCATAGTTTGGTATATTATTTTTAACAATATCTGCTGCTTCTTCTTTTAAATATCTTTCAAAGTTTTTATTGTTTGGTCTAAATACTCTTTGTACGCCGTTTCTATCTGTAAATATTTCTCCTACTTTTAAATTTCTAGCAAGTGCTGCACCTATTCTATCTTTTTCAACAGCAAAAGAATATATTTTCCAAAAGTCATCCTCAGCTGTATATAAATCTTGTGACACAGATTTTAATTTTGACAGAGGTTTTAATAATAATCTCATACCTTTGTCTGTTGTCATGGTAGAACCAAAGTTTACATCTTCCATTAGTCTTGACAAGTCCCCAAGTCTAACGTTTGAGTTTACGACACCAAGTTCTAATAGTTCTTCATAAAACTCATTTTGTCTTCTTGTGCCTTTTAATGGTGTTTGTAATGCTTGATATGCATTTTTAATTGCTTTTGCTTTTAATGGATTTAATGGAAGTATACCATTTGCTGCTGCAAATGCTCCAGCACTTACAAAATTACGTAAGTGTGTTACCGGAGATAAAATTGTTTTTGCAATCTGTGATGTAGCCTTTGGATATAATATTAAATTATTATAAACTTGTGTAAGAAAACTAGGGTCTTTTGTTACAGTAGATGTTTCTTCTAATGCATCTGCTACACCTCTTAACGCGTATTTACCATTTAGTGGGTTAACAACACCGGCTTCTAATTTTTTACCCAGATCAATTCTAATTTGTTTTATGTCAGTGCCAAGTGCATCAACAGCTTCATCGTAAGTATCGTATACCATACCTCGTTTGCCGCCAGCTTTTAATGCATCCGACTCTTGTATGATGTTATCAAAAAATACATTACGTCTTGATATTACAGACAACTTAGATGTGCCTGCTAAAATAGTTTGCATAGGGTTTTTATTTTTACCTAATAGATTTTCAAACACTTCTCTGTCTGCTTGTTTAGTTATGTTAGCTATGTTGATTGTACCGTTAAAATCTGCAACATCTTTCATGGCAGTTTTGCCTGCAAAGAATGTAGGTATTTTAAAAAATGGATCGTTTGGTTTGTCCATTTTAAAACCACTAGGAAGTTTAGCGGTATCTATAATTGATTTAACATACCCTTGTGCCTGTTCCCTGGTTACTGTTTTACCTTGTTGTTTACCTGTTGCAATAAATAAGTCCTCTGTTGCTTTGATTGCTTCTCTTGACGGTGTGTAAGATAGGAATGGTAAAATAGATTTATTTTGAAATACTTCGTATGTTGAACCAAGATAGTTTTTAAATTTTGTACCAAATAATTTTTTAAACTCTGCTAATTCTTTGTCTTCAAGTCTGCCACCTAACTTAGAAAATAAATCTTGCCATCTGTTTCTTATAGCGTTGATGTTAGCAAATAGTTCTGTTTCTACTTCTGTTGCTTTTTTACCATCTAAGTGTTTTCTAATAGTATCAGATACTTTAAATTTTTTCTTTGAAGGATCTAGAAATTCAAATGTAACCCTGCCTTGTTTATCAATAGTTGGTTTACCTGATGTCAGTAAATCATTTACTTCTTCTAAAAATATATTTCTGTTTTTTGCAGACTGTGCATTAGCCACAGTTCTCCACGCAGGAAATACAGAATCAATTAATCTATCTGTATCTCTAGATATATTTTTAGCAACAATAGTATCTCCAGATCTTAAACCTTTTTCCGCTCTTTCTAATTTAAAAAACTCCTCTGTTTTTTTACCTCTTGCTCTTAACGCACCACCAATCTTATCGTAAAACTTATCTAATAAATCATTACTATATTGTAATTCATTACCTCTCTTTGCAAGATTTTTTATAATAGCACCAGTTCCACCAAGCACACCAGTAAACAAAGCACCTTCTGTTCCAAACTTTACTCTGTTTATAATGTCTCTCATTGGATCATTGGACCCATCTTCAGCTCTCTCTAATTCTGTAAAACCACCTAAAGCATCACCTAACGTACCTGCGTTTTCTACGTCACCAATAAATACACCTTCTGCAATACCACCAGCTGTTGTGCCTGCAAAAAACTTTGCGGCTTTGCCTTTTTTATTTAGTTCAGCAGCAACGTCTGCACCTTTTTTTAATTTTTTACCAGCATCTCCTGTAATTTTAAAATAATTACCAGCCTTCTTTGCTCTGACTGCAGCGTTGGCTAAACTAGATCCAACTTTAAAACCTACACCACCTGGCACACCAACGTTTACTAAAAGCTCTGCAATCTTACCTGCAGTTGTTGCTTCTGCCATTTCATCTAGTTCTGTTAGATCGTCAAAATATCTTTCTATCTCTGCTGCTTTATCTGTATCGTTTACAAGATCATATATACTTGCACCTAAAGACATTACACCTTTTGGTATTTGTATAAGTCCTGAGCCTAAACCTGCAAAGATAGATTGTAATGTACCGATGTCAGAATAATCTTCTGCATCTGGTCTTAATTCTGTTTCTGTTTCTTGTATTGTGAGGTTATCATCTACGCCTAATATTCTAGCCATGGCTACCTCCTTATCTTACTGGTTTCAATAAAACTTCATCACTGTTTGGATCTTTATAACCAACAAATATTTTTTGATCAAAGACAACATATTGTCCATCTTTTGCTTCGTAAGCCGCAATAGTTGTTTGATCTGATTTATCAAACACCGCGTCTACTTTTTCACCTGAAGCTCTAATTGCATCAGCTAATTGATTCGGTGACGCAAAGCCACCTTGTGATCTGCTTGTTACTTTAAATATATTTTCTGAAACAGTAGTTGTTTTATTAGCATAATCTAAAGCTTCTTCGTCAGTCATTTTTAAAGTATTCTTAGCAAATTTAAAATCTTTAGTTCTTACAGAATCAGCATACTTTGTAGGACTAATTTTTTCTTTTTCTTTTAATATTTTTATTTGATCTTCTATTTTATCACCTCTTCTTCTTTGGTATTTTTTCTCTTCTAGCCCCATTTCATATTCTTTTAATGCAGCAGCTTGTTTAATTTTACCTGCCTCTCCGTAAGGATCTTGAGCTCCTGCAGCAAATGCAGCATCTAAGGCACCCTGGACCCCACCTTCTGTTAATCCTCGTCTAATAGCCTCTATGAGCTGGTAATTGCCTCTTTTGACAGCTCTGTCGTAGCCTAGTTTCTGTAATAATTCGCTATCTGCTTCTGGTTGTTTTTTGTCTGTAGGTGCTCTTTTTAACATGCCCTCTTGCATTTTTGTTATATAAGTTTTGTTATCTTCACTATCACTGCCTGGAACTCCTCTTCTTAACGACCCCTCTTGCATTTTTGCTATGTAAGTTGGGTTATCTTCAATATCGCCCTCTATAATTTCTTCTTCAGAAAAAGCAGCACCGCCTCCTTGTGGAGTATCCACTTTTGGTAATTTACTTAAAATATCTTTTTTTAATGCTGTAGAAAACCCTTTTTTACCACCAGTAAATAATCTGTTAGACAAATCTCCCTTTATACCTGCTTTTGCATAATCAAAAATATCAGATGAAAATATAGATTGACCTGGTTTAAACAAATTTTCATATGAGTATTGATCTGTTACCGTTCCATCTTGGTAAAAGTTTTTTACATCGGGTCGTAATATTCCAGGTATTGTAGTCTCACTAGGTGGAGGTGTTACAAACATTCTTTTTATAAAGTCGTCATAATCTTGTTTAGTGTATGCGCTAGTTCCAAAAGCACCATCTTGATATGCTCTTCTTGGTTCTTCAATACCATCCATGATCCCTTCTTTAATAGGGCCACCCATTCTAAACATCGGTCTATTTAATGGTTTCATTAAGTTCCTCTTACTGCTCCATAAATATTAGCAAACAAGTTACCAATACCAAGAGCGTTAGACAAAGCTTGACCAAAAGGATTTGGTGTTTGTGTTGGTACAGAAGGTGTTCCAACACCGCCAGATAGTCCAGTTAATGCTGTGCCATATCTCTCTAATCTTCCGTATGGTTCTAATGCACTTGCTTGTTCTGCTTGTTGTGTTGCTGTTAATTTTGCTTGATCTAGCCCTTGTCTTAATGCACCAAGAGATCCTAATGCAGAAATATCTTGACCCATTCCTTGTCTCATAAAATTAGATAAACCAAACTGTTGGCCAGCTAAACCAGCTCTAGCACCCGCTAATGCCTGTTGTTGTTGAAATGCTTGTCCTCTTCTAGCCGCTGCATCTGCAAAACCTTGTGCTCTTAATTGTGCTTCAAGTCCTGCTCTACCTAATGCAGTATCGGCTCTAAACTGTCCTTCTAATGCACCTTGTCTACCACCACCAAATGCTCCTTGTGCTACTGCTGCATCTGCAATATTTTGCAAACCTGTCTGTCTTGATAAATCAAATTGTCTTAATGATTCATCAATAACTTGTTGTTGAAACGGTGATTGAAATGCTGCAATTGATCCAGCCCCGGTCCCTGCTCCAGTGCCCGCGAACTGTTGTAAGCCAGCCACATCTTGACCTGCTTGTGTTATAGCTTGTTGTGCAGAAGATAAAAATGGTGCAAAGCTACCTACACCTTGTTGTGCAATTCCTATGGCCTGTGTTTGTAATGGATCGAGTCCAGCTACAAACTGTGGACCCATAAAAGTTTTTGGATCTAATTCCGCCCCGTAAGATGTTTTTGCCTGTTGGGCAAAATCTATTGCAAAATCTTTTAAATATTCTGGTAATGCCATTATACTACTCTATTTTCTAGTTCCTTCATTGTGTTATACATTTTTTGTGCACCAGCTTTTATACTGCCGTTGCCAGCACCTCTAACAGCGTCAGCTGTCATCACAAATTCATTTTTACTTAATCTTGCAGGTACGTCATCTGCTTTTTCTTTTGCTCCAATTGGAACAAAACCACCCTCTGCCCTGAAGTCCATTTCTAAACCACCTAAGTTCATAAGTCCACCTTGTTTTTTAGGTGTTCTAACTTGAACACCACCTGTTGGATAATCAAACTTATTAAACCCTGCTGGTGTATCATAACCTTTTACTTTTGATTCTGGAACTGATCCACCTTTTTGTCTTCGTGTTCTTAAAGCCACTGCTAAATTTCTATCAAATTCTTCATCTTCATCCTCACCAGCTGCTAATCCCCCTTGTTTTGCATAAAAGTTTCTCATTACATATTCTTTTCTAGGCATAAACATTAAATTTTCATCACCATAATTATAAAAATCTCTAGCTCTTTGATTTAATGCAACTATACTTTCTGGTGTATTTACAATATCTATTATCTCTTCTTCATCTTCTTTAGGTGCTAATAATCCCGGTGCTAAGAAAGGTAATGCAGCACCAAGTGCACTAGCTGTTAAACCAGCTCTACCTAAATTAAATTCACCACCTTTAAATAATAATGGGTTTCTTGTGCTGAAAAATGATCCCAGACCTTTTCCTAAATTAGCTCTACTAAAAAATCCTTGTGCTAATGGGTTAAAGCTTCCAGATCCTAAAGCTCCTAAACCATAAGCCCCTAAACCCCCTAATATAGCAAGTTTACCTATAGGACTTTTAGCAATTTTTTTTACGCCTTTAACAGCTTTCTTAATCGGTCTAGTTATTTTTCTAACTAAACTTCCTAATCCATATAACTGTCGGGGTTCTTGCATTCTAGATATAGCCATATTTTTACCTTAATTTATCGTTTTACTTTGTTTTACTTAGTAAATCAAGAGGTGGCATGATCACTTTTACATCTTGAGCCATCTCTTCTGGCTTATAACCCTTGGCTAGCCAGTCTTTTTTCTCTTTAAAAACCTCACCTGTCTCTTTGTGTCTATAAGTTTCTTCTACTTTTGCGTTTAATATTTCCATTAGTCTGTCTTCTCCTTTAATATATTGAGATAACTAATACCAAATACAACTCCATCAGATACCGTACCAGCTGTTGTGTAGGATAATTTAGTGCCTCCCTCTACTATTAAAGGTAGACTAAGTATTTCTACACTAGTGGCTGTTGCAAGTTGTTGAGTATTAACAATCTCAAAGTTGTTATTTTTAATTGTAACTGTTGGTGTATTAGATCCTGATTTATTAGTAACTCTTAATGATCTTACTATTATAGTTTCATTAACAGTTGGTTCTAACATATCTACAGATTCTGCAGCTGTAGTAGTTTTACCATAAAATTTATATTGGTTTACTATTGCCATTATGCATCTAAGAAAAAGCTTTTAGCTTCTATCTCTTGTTTTACCTCATCTTGAAAAGAAGAATTTAATTTTGTTATTACACCATCTAAATCCCTGACTAGTGATTGTAGATTTTCTCTACGATATTCATCTTCTGCTCTTGTTAATGATTGTACAATTTTAGCCATAATTAAAATCCTAGTATTCCTGCTAGTCCACCTTTTGCCATAAAAGGTCCATAGCTTCCTTTACCTGGATTTGTAAATCCACCACTCTGTCCTTTTCCAGATCGATCCGGTCTGTCTTCACGTATAGATCTTTGAGTAGGTCCACTTGGATCAAAACCATCTCGGTCTTTATCTCTACCTAAATCTTCAAGTCTTTCTCTTTCAACGGCTTCATCTCTTTGTTTTTTTGCTATTCTCTCTAATTCTTTTCCTTGCAGTTTATTAACATAATCAATTACTTGAGTTTTACGAAAATTATTTCTTCGTCCTAAAGCCTCTAAAGTTGCAGGGTCTAAACTTAATAAATCTTCTTCAGAATATCCAAAATTTTTAGCTATGTCACTTATCTCATTTCTCATACGTTCTGAATAACTTGTAGTGTCACTAAACGCAGTTTTACCACCAGTAAATACACCGAACTGATCTCTCATTCCTGTAGCTCCAAACCCAACATTATCCACTGCAAATCTATCTGTATCGCTTCTGTCTGTATTTCCACCTATTGCAGATAATATACCAGTAAGAGTAGGTATTTTTTCTAACGCTTTTTGAAATGTTCCTGGAGCTCTAGCTGCTGCAAAATTAGATTGTGCTCCTCCAAACCTTTTAAAAATATTTCTAAGATCAGTGCCTATACCTGTGCCAGGTAACATTTCCATTCTTGAATCATACATGTCGGCTATCTGTCCTAACGTAAGACCACCTAACCCTTGTTTGCCATCAAAAAATATTCCTTCATTTAAATTAGAATCAAATAAACGACCTCCGGGTGTAGTGGATGGACCTAACTGAGTTTGCATATAATCTCTTGGACCCGCTCTCATAACCTGCCCCTGTGGTCCAAATTCAAAACCTAAAGCTAAAGGATTAATTTCATATCTTCCTGTTGGACCATACTCTTTTGCAAGCGCACGTCCTTTGTCATCAAACCTGGGGGTTACTTGATCATAAGTAAGTCTCTCATCATCTCTACCCATTTGCACAGGTAAAGTAGATACACCCCCTCCACCACCTCCATCTTCTTCGTCTTCAGGTAAAACAAAAGGGTTTGCTAAATATTTTTGTAGAGGTAAATATAATATACCTGCATCTCTTATTTCTTGATCTGTAGCCATTACCTTCTACCTCCTGGATGTATGTCTAATCTAAAAGTACCTAATTTCCAATCTTGACTTGTAGACGTGTTTGCAACTTTTAAAGCTATAGATCTAGCTCTTAATCTTGTATCAACTTTTGTTGTAGAAGGAGTGGATGTAAAATTTGTAGTAGTTGGTGAGCTATTTGGAAAATCTCTGGTTTGAAAACTAATTTGAGTATCTCCTGTTTGAGATATAAAATCCGGTATAAATCTACTTATTCTCATTATAAACTCTCCATCTCCTCTAAGATCAGGTGTTCCAACTGTTTGTCCTCTAACAGTTCTTTGTGTAATATCAAAATCTCCAGAAACAATATTCGCCAAAACTGCTGTAATTACTCCTCCAGCGTTGATTTGATCGGTCCCTGTTTCTTGCTGATAGTATATAGTACAACCGTCCGTATTACCAGTAACATCGTAAGAAGTATTACTAGTAGGATCATAAAACGTTGCGTGAGGTCTATCAAAAACAGCGGAATCTTGCCATGCTGCTCTTGGAAGTGTACCAGTAGTCCATATGGGACGTTTTGGTGTTGAATCTAAATAGTTATATGTAACCACCCTATCAATTTGATCAGATGATTCCGTGCAATAAAACCAGCTTACTTCGCCAAATAAATTATTTAAACCTGCATTAATAAGATCTCTAGATGTAGCATTTATATCGTCATACACATGATCCTCTACTAAGCATGGCATAGATCTTAATTGACCATCATATTGAAAAAACCCATTTTCAGACATCCAATAAGCCGTGCCATCAACCTCTATACAAGCGTTCTTTCCAAACAATCCACAGTTTGTACCCACTTGTTCAAATGAGAAAGTAAATGGTTGACCTACAAATTTCATAAGGAACAATGCTGTATCTGTCCAAACATAAATTGCATCTCTACCTCTAATGGCTCCCATAATTTCAGACCCATCTGCAAGTCTTTGTGTGCCAGCTGTATTGGTGGCGGTAACTGTATATGCATTAGTTCCAGAAATATTTTCTTGATCAGAAAATCTTATAAACATATCATCTTGTGTTGATTGGTCACCAACAGTAGTTTCAGTTCCAAAAAATACTAAGTGTCTATCTGGAGTAGATACTAATACGTGTCTAGATTTAGTAGGTGCATTGGCTATAATAGTTGCTCTGTTTCCTGTAGCATTTGCTGCTGCAGCATCCCATTCAAAACATTGTCCATTATAAATTAAAGCAATTAACTTTGTTCCAAAGTTATCCAATATCCATAAACCTGGGTCAATTGTAAAGTCAGAAGAAGATGGATCACCCCAAGCAACAAACTTAGAAATGTCTGTTACTGTAGCACCGGCGCTGTGCCCTGCCTTAGTTGTGCCGTTAACCTCTCTAGCACCACCACTTAAAATATTTGTTGTAGTATTGTTTGCTGTAAAACTTATATCTTCTGATCCTATTCTAATTTCTCCAGCAGATGGAAATGCTGCGGAGTTAGCTAAAGGTATGTCTGTTACTGTATCATTAATTGTAGACGCTAGAGTTGTAGTGGCAGCCCCTAAAGCGGTACCAGACCATAAACCTGTACCCCAACCAAAACCACCTAATTGTTGAGCTGGTCCTACAGTGTAATACATTAAAACAGATGCCGATCCAGCTGCACTTAAAGGTGTGCCTGATTCTGCAGTTGCCATAGTTATGGTAAATGTTGTAGTGGTTGGCACAGAAGTAACCATAAATTTATTATCTTCAAAAGTGGCGTTAGTAAATGTTGAACCACTTAATCCTGTTACACTATCAAATAAAACAATATCGTCTTCTTGTAATCCATGAGTTGATCCTAGAGTTATTGTAACAGTTGTTGATGATGAAGTGCTAGTAAAATTAGCTCCTGTTATTGTAGCTCTTATAGGATGTATGTCATAAAAAGTTCCACCAGAGTATATGTATAAAATTCTATTAGTTCCAAGTGCAGCATATTTAATACCTGCATTATCATCAAAGTGGTGAATAGCTCTGCCTGCTCCAGTAAGTTTGTCTTCTCCTAACTGTTGCCAACCACCTATTTTTTCTGGTGAGCCGTATCTAAATCTAACATTATCACCATCAAACCATTGGCCCTCGGCCCCGGTTCCT